ATCCATCGGCCTTCCTGAGTTCTCGGAGAACCGGACCATTCCCACTCGTGAACTACTCCGTTCGACTCTCGCCACTTGATAATCACTTCTCGAACTCCCTAATTTGCTGAGCAATTACATTCTCAGCAACATCCGCCACTGTGTTTTCCCACGGTTTAAGGGTCCGATAGAAATATGGATGTGCTCGTTGAGTCACCCATACACTCTCGTTCCCGAAAACCTGGTGACGCCACCTTGTGTAGCGTCGGATTCTTTCCATGTACGCGGGAAGGTTCTCTTCACCGAAAGGCATCTCATTAGCATCGAGCCAGACGAAGCCACCCGTATACTGAGGACTGGTATCGACGTTGCTCTTCAGTGCTCGAACCATCTTCCTGCGAAGAGACTCGCGTCCCTGTCGAGCACTGATACCCTTCGAGGGAATAGCTAGGATCTTCTTCGCAACAGCTTTCTTCGCGTCTTCAACAGGACCCTTCAATTCTTGACGAATCTTCGCGTCCCAACCGCCACGCTTAGACAGCTTACGAAGGTCGGTCTGAAGTTTCCTCAACTCTTCGACCGACCTTCGCTGTTCCGGTTGCTTCCTAGCCACGCTGACAGCCTACGCTACGACGTTGCCCGCGTCAGGGCACCCGCACCCGGCCACGACACAGAAGTAGTCGCTAGGTCGCCTACAGAGCCATCTAGCGGGTTGTACTCGCTCACAAGCACGTTGCCGGAGAACTTCGGGTTGGTGGCCGACACCGAAGACGACGTGGGCCGGACCTCCACCGCCACGACCGTGCCCAGAAGCGGGAAGATCGTGGCATCGACCTCAGAAGCGGCAAAGTCTTGATTGAACTCGATATCGATTGACCAGTCTTTGAGGCCACCAATCCGGGAACGGAAGGTGTCCCCCATTGCCGTATCTTCGAGGTCTTCCGCTTCGATATTCAACGTGACCGAACGAACATGATCGCTCAGATCAACGGAATTGATGGTAACAGATGCGTCTGTAAACGCGAACGTAGCCACGTTTTACCCCTTCCTAAGACCCGATTCCGATTGCGCCCGCAATCGTGAACGTTCCAGTAATCGCAGTGACATTGAACCTGTAATGAGTCTCAGCAAGGGCACCCGCAACACGAGTTCCCCATATCCCTCCGGCGGTAGTGATAGGGCCAAAGGTGATTCGAGACGTTGCGGAAGTGAAGCTGGCGTTATCGTCCGACTCGACTTCTACCGTGATCGTGGTTCCGGGAGTTCCGATCACATGGAGTGTCGCGTAAAGGTACTGAGACGCACCAACGTTCCCGAGATTGACCGGTGATCCTGTCGCACCCGTAGCGCTGACAGAAGCCTTAGCCTTTGCCACTTGACCACGAATCAGACCAACACTGTTCGTCCCCATCATGGAAACGCTGAAGGGGGCTAGCTCTCCGACTGACCCGAAAAGGTCATACGAGAACTGTCCCGCCTGAAACATGTACGCGATTGACCCTTCAGCGTCATCATGAGCCATCGTGACGACTCGATCATGTGTCCCAAGATTCGGGAAGATCTCAGGATCAACACCGATCGAAGCGTCAGAATCGAGAAACCCGTTCAACTCGGCTTCTACAGTCTTCAAACCACCCGTACGGGAGCGATAACCCCCACTTCCGAACGTGGTATCTTCGAGGTCTTCGGCTGACACTGAGAGGCTGATCTGATTGAGCTTCGTCGTGAAGTCGTAACCACCGACCCATGTAGTCGCATCGGTAAGGGAGAATGAAGCCATTACTCGCTATCCCCCTTCTCTTTCATCGAGCCTCGAACGCGAGACGGTTTCGGGGGCTCTTGCGTTTCCGTGACGTGTCCACCCTGAATCAGAGCAATCACATTGATCTTCTCATCGTCTAGCTCGACTTCTTCACCGGTCCTAGCCCCGTTGACATCATGGAAGCCGATAACGCGATACTTCTTCACTGCCATGTGATCACCTAAGCCGTTCCCGGAGTGTGGACCAACAGGCGAAGACGCGCGCCTAGATGTGGATATCCAGCCGTCGCGAAACGTGCGCCATATTCAAGCATTTGTGATATGTGAGCGTTCGTGTTCGGCAGTCCGAGCGTCTTGTTATTGAAGATCGCTTGCCGGATCGAGTCGCTTCCCGCACCTGACACGTAAGCGTCAAGGTCATCTTGCCGGATATCCATCTCACTCGTGGACACCATGACCCAAAGATCGAATTCCCATGTATCGAGCCCCCGACCCATGGCTACTTCAAAGTCAGAAGTGAAGGGAACCACGATGACGGCAGGAAGAACGTTCGCAGAGTCGGGAACCGTGTCATACACATGAAGACTAGGGATCGCGGCTTCAATCGTTGTCTTAATGCCGTCTCTGATCTGTTCGAGGGAAGCCATATCACACACTTCCCATCGTGTATTTAACGTAATTGTTCAGAAGCTCCATGACATCGGGATCACGTCGGGTAATGCGAACCGCGTTACCCATCTCACCGAAGCCAGCGATTCCGTAAGGGGCATCTTTCCGTCTGAAGAGCCCCGTAGCCTTCAAGATTGCGGCTTCGTTCACGTCATCCGGAACAGCCGACCAACCGAACCGCGCGGTTACCTGAAGGGTCTTCCGTCGCGCATGTATCGGAAACGTCTTAGTACCGATCGCGATGATTCGCCACCATGCGTGAGCGGCACCATCTTTATCTGCGTTCTCAGGTTCAAGATCGTAGTCATCGGTTGTCCACGTGGTTGCCCACGAGTAATCACCGGCTGTATCCGTCTTGATGACGAGTCCGGTTTCCGTAGAAATGTCGTCAACCCATGCGACATACGGATCAGTTATGCGATATTCGCGTGTCTGAACCGTAGAATCTTGCCAGAACCGACGTCCACAGTAGCGATCGATAGCACGAGAAGTGGCATTGATCGCGTGTTCAAGCAAGTCGAGATCGAGCTTCGATCCTGTATCGCCCAATTGGTCGCGAAGCTCGGCCACTGTGCAATAACCGTTTGTCACTGCCACTTCTCACACCCCCTTAGGAATATTCGATGTACGCGAGTGGAGACGTTCCCGTGAAAGTAGTGTGAATCTCGGTGCTAAAGAAAACACCCTTTGACGACTGCCAGACTGCCGACGTATTTGCAGCCGCTTTCAGCGTCAGAAGAGCCGGACCCCCGGAAGCATCTCGAAGAACTACAGAAGCCGCATCGGAACCCGCAGTCAAAACAACCGAATGAAGCACAGAAGGCGTAGGAACAGCCGTACCCGTGCTAGTCGCTTCGAGCAAGTTGCTCACGAGTCGTCACCCTTTTTCAGCGGACGCGCACGACGCTTAGCGGCTGTTCCTGCCGCAATCATCTTATCAGCGTCTCTCTCGGCTTTCTCTCGGAACGCTGCCGCTCTACGCTCGTTCTCTTCACGCTTCCTAGCTTGCTGTTCGGCCGGATCAATCTCTGTAAGAACTCCCGGAGAATCATGAAGGAGCCATGCGGCTTGATCTTCTGTCAGCTCGATTTCGGTTCCCTCCTCGAAAGGTCCGAACTCGTTCGAGCTGTAGCGATGAAGAATCTTGTATCTCGGCATGGGATTTAGATCCCTTCGAGATGAAGAAGAACCCACACAGTGACCACGAGATCAGCGGTAGTCGCGTCCCACGACGCATCAGTAGTGATCTCCGCCCCGATCAGGTCACCCGCTACGAACGTAGCGGTTCCCCGCGCGGCCTTATCATGCGCTTCGGTGGCCGTAGTGATCGAGAGAGTAGGGTCGGCTTCTTCCGTACCGTTGACCGTTGGACCAACCGTCAGAGCTCCGGCTGTTGCTGCCGCAGAGAGAGCCGCAGTGATGGCGACGATTTCGCCATCAAAGGGCATTACGTATTCTGTGTTGTTCGACGTCGAAGAGGTGGCTGACGTCTCGACTATCGACAATTGAACGTCCGTCTGTGATGCGGCAACGGCATTATCCATGAAGACCAACGGAACGAGTTGGCCCTTTGCAATAATCCGTTCCATCTGAGTCGCGCGACTCATAATTTAATCTCACTTCCCGCACCCAACGGGGGACCGAAGTCCCCCGAAGGGCTCAGATTCGGATCTAGACAGTGATGTTGTAAATGCCCGCCGCCGCTTCGATTCCAGAAGCCGCACCCGTGGGAGTGAAGCGACCGAAGCCGAGACGGAGGGAGTAGACGAGACGCGTCTGATCGGTGGCGGGAAGACGCTCGGTTTCGACCTGAACGCGCCTACGCCAACCGGTCTTGAAGCCGCGCCGGTTGAATGCGACAACCTGACCCTTCGTGTTGTTCGAGCCAGTAGCGGAAACTTTTCCGTCAGCCTCAGTCTTGCTCATAGCCATTGAGACTATGAAAGGATGACGCGCGATCTTCAGAACTTCACCGGTAAGAACGGTGGCCTGTGGTCCGTACTTGTCCACAGTCAGCACTTCATCGAGAAGTGCGACGCGATCAGCCGTCTCAGGATCGGAGACATACACGAGATCATCAGCGTTAGCTGGATGACCCCAGTCAACGAATCGAGCCGTGTCGATCATGTCACCACGAAGCATGTGAAGCTGTTCGAGGGTGATTCCACCCCCCATGTCGTTACCGTTGGAGGTGTTATCCACGAGGAAGGCGTGTCGAATACCGTCGAAAGCGAGATAGTGCTTCGTGTCGGCAGGGTCAGCATCATCAAGATTGATGTTGCCGGTAGGTGAGTTCGTGGTGTCACCGTTCAGAACGAGAGAGTCTGAATAGTGAGCGATCGACGCTGCCGCCTGACGACGGAGGAAGGGCACGAAGGGAATGATGGAATCCTCTTCCATCTCTCCCGACCACATCTGATGAATCACGAACTTCTTCGCGTCCACCTGAACGCGTTGAGATCCGGTCTTCACCGTCGCATAGTTTGAGCTGTTGTTTGCCGCACTCTCAGCGACGAACAGCATCTCAGGAATATCGACTTCGACAGGAAGATAAGCCGTCGGATCGGTCATCTCGAAAGACTCGATCAGACCATACAGACGAGACTCACGACGCGCGGCTTCCCAAAGGTCGCCTACGTACTGAGCCCCGATCAGCTGGGAACCGAATCCGCTCTCTGCCGTGTCCATAGCCAGAACCGCACGGCGGTAGGCTTCCGTCTCTTCCCACGCGCCACGCGCGGCAAGTTTGCGATCCCTACCGCTGAACATGTGAACAGGAAGCCGGGGGAAGAGGTCATCGATAGCCTTACGATCGAGCTTCCGAACCTCTTCCATCGGAAGGTAATACGCCTGACTGATCGACTCGAACGTCTTCGTCAGCTCTTCGGACGGACCCCCGTACACACCGACGTTTCCGACGCGTTTCTGTCCGGCGAGAGAGCTTTGAAGCTCATAAAGAAACTCGATGTCTGCAACTCCGAGATTCCAGCGGGAATACTTCGTTCCCACAAGAGCCGAGTTGTCATCCTGCCCGAAGCGGAGCTTACGAAGCCACTCGGCACCATCGGGACTGGAGAGCAGTTCCTTCACGATGGGTTCGACGATAGCCCGAAGCTGAACGTCAGACGTCCTGTTACTGACGTCTTCCCCGATCGCGTCTAGCCTCTGCCTCATTTCCTGAGCCAGAGCATCAAGCGTGATCCCAGACAATTTACCGTCTCCTCTCTGACTCAGAGTTTGATGTGATCGAGGAATGAAGCGACCACATCGGGACTGAAGCCCTCTTCCGAATCGTCAACCTTCTCAGGCTCAGGTTCCGTCCGAAGTCCGTTGATCTCGATGACTGCCGAGAGCTTTTCCGTCAGTTCCCGAACCGACAGTTCGAGGGGGGAGTGTCCCGGAGGATACTCGGGAGTGATCTTCTGACGGTTAAGAGTCACCCTCTCGGCAAGAACTTCCCTTGCCTCTTCATCCGTATCGGGAGCGAACAGACCGAAGTCGTATGCGAGTGCGTGACGCTGCCGGATCAATGCGTTCGGGTCTGCCGGAACAGGAACAGCAGAGACCTCAGCGAGATCATAGAACGCTTCATTCTGAATCTGTTCCGGAGTCAGAGTCCACCATCGTTCGATCGGACGTCCGTCCGAGTCTACGAAATCGAAACCGACTGATACCGCGTTCAGGAAGCCCCCACGGTATTTGTTCTCGATCTGAACCGCGAAGGGATCTGATCTGTCGAAAGTGATCGACGTACGGAGACCCGAACCATCCAGCGAGGCGCGCCCCCGCCCAATTGGCGGCATCATGTCGTTGTGCATCCACAAAATCACCGGATTCGCATTGAAGTTATCGATCCTCCAACGCTTTTTGTTCAGACTGAAGCCGTAGCGGTTCACACCTTCAGCCGAAGCGGTGAAGACTAGTTCGCCGTCTGGATTAGGAGCGGCAAGCATGCCCCTTGTGTAGCTGAGACGCTTACTCATTTCCCTTCCTCCTGCGGCCGTTCAGAGAATGGCCGTTCAAGGCAAATCGTCCATGCCGGAACTCTAGAGTTTGGAGATCAAGCATGGACATCATCTCTTCCGCTTGATCGGTCGGAACCTCTTCGGTCGGTGTGGTCGTTTGTGGCGTAGCTGTGGCACCGTTGACGGCAGACTTATTGACCGGTGCCCACCATGCGTTACCCCATGGCACCGGAGGAAGCCCGTACTTCTCTCGCCACTCATTGATACGAAGAGATCCGATTTCGATCTGTTGCCGCTCTCGATCCCACACCGATGTTGTGCTCTCCTGAAGAGCCGACACTGACGAGAAATCGAACTCAGCGTGAAGAGGTCTTCCCGGGAACATCGGAAGAAGCTGTTCGGTGATCTCTTCCTGTCGAAGCTCAGCATCCGGAACAAGGGTGTCAGCCCAAAGGAATTGGTGAAGCTCACGAAGGTTCGCGAGTGTCGAGAACTCTAGATCGTTCAGGAGGGGGCTAGGAACGCCATAGACGTTACAGACGCGACGAAGCGTCAGGTTCATACCCTGTGCGAACTCAGCGTCTTTAGGCGTAACTTCAGCCGCTTTGAACTGAGCCTCGAACCGCATGACTGCCCACTTGCGAGCGTTCTTCGCACCACGGAACCGATTATCTAGGAACGCTTCGAGATCATCAGCTTGTTCTTTCGTGAACGTCTTGACGTCACTAGAAGGCGTGACGAAACCACCAATCTGAAGACCTTTGTCGAACAGATTGCGGTTACTGTCGAGCATAGCGCTTCCTGTCTCTGCCGCACGCTGAGCGGCAACCAACGGAGACAGGGGGGAGAACTCGTCAAGGGGGTTCGGATAACGGAACCAAACGATCTCGTCAGGAAGAAACGTGATTGGTGGCCCACCATTAGCAGGCTCATATATGTACCCCTTGATGTAACCCTTAGCGTCGGGAACGACACGAACGCGAGAGGGTTTGAGCCACCAAATTTCAATCGGAGTTCCGAATTGATCTTTTTCGATAGCCCAGAACGATTGACCCCAGAGACAGAGAGACAGTTCGTCCATTCGATAGAGACGTCTCGGAGTCCAGAAGGGGTTTACGTGTTTCAGAAGTTCGTACGCGGGACCGTTGGTCACTTCGGTACGACTCGAACCTGTTCCCCGATACACCCTCAGCTTAAGCCCAGACATCAGACGTGCCCGGAGGTTAACCACTGCATAGACGTCGTCTGATGTAGCGGCTCGATCGAGGAACGAACTCCCCTCACTGTGCATGAAGCGGAAGGGATCATGTCCGTATCGGGTCTCTGAAAGGGGAGACAGATCCTCTGATATGGGGTTCACCAGCTTCTGATGACGCTGTCTGACTCGATCGAGGAAGCTCACGATCACCTACCGTTGATCTTCTTCGCTGTCTCCCATCCTTCGATCCCTGCCGACCACAACCACGTGACAGCAGTCCAGAGAACGCGCCACGCGAAGTAGACGACGAAGAAGATCAGGAACGGAAGAGCGGCAACCAACGTGAGCGCCACCTGACGGAGGGTGAGATCCCTTGCGCGCGTCTCGATGTTCTCGCTAGCGCGCGACCACGCTTCGAGCACTGTCATGATCACACCCCCTTCACAAGGCACTCTACATGACCGTATGCCGTCAACGCGAACGGTAGAGCCCTGAGAGCCCCCAGAATCCTCGTGGATCTTCGGTCGGACCTCTTTATACCAGGAAGCCCCTTGATCTTGTCACCGTGGCACACAGGGCTTCCCAGGGCCACCTGAGCCGGTACAGCCCGGACACCACGGAGGGAGGAACCGGGGGAGGTAACGGAGAGTGAGGACGAACGGCCGGACGAAGGGAGGATGAAGATCAAACAGCCCAAATCAAGATCGTGTTCCGGGTGTTCCGGCTGTTTTGAAAGTCTCCAGATTTCGTCTCATATAGCGATTTTCAAACAAGCCGGAACAGCCGGAACACGATCAAGGATTCCCCTAGTCAGAGCCGCTTTTCACCCTTCGTGACTCGATCGTGGTCTGTCCGGCCGGACGTCGAACGAAGATCGAGATGGCTCGATCAGCCGGGGGTGTGCGGAGGGTGACATCTGACACGTAAGCGTCAGCTATGCCTTCCCTCCGAACAATGGTCCTTCGATCTCGATCTTCCCGTCATCGAGTTCATCGAGCATCGCAGCGAGAACCCACACGCCCATGCACATAGCCACACAAGCGTCAATATGAGTCTTGCTCTTCGACTTCTTCAGAGTGAAGCCCCCACGTTCTTGCGGGACCGCAACGGCACCCTTCACATGAATTCCGAAATCCGGGTCTCCGTCGTGCAATATCTTGCGTTCCACAATCAATTTATAAGTAAATCCGCAAGCGGGTGCCATTCTTTGCGGGTTTTGATCGAATTGTAGAACAGGGATATTGTAATCACGTTCGAGAAGTCGAGCTGGAACCTCGAAGTATCGAGGGTCATAGGTCACGCATTTGAACCCCGGACCGTGGGCAATATCCTTAATGTACTCCCACACCTCATCATGAGGGATGACCCCGCCATGTTCGCGAGCTTTCCAGATTCGAGACGTGACCGCGTAACGTCCATCGGGAAGAAGCTCGACACGATCAACGGCAACCGAGTCATGTTTCAGCGCCATGTCAACAGCGATCACGAACGCATTCGCCGGATCAGACGTCCATTCGCCTGAACACTCGGACCACGCGGCAGGGTGATCCTGAAGCCATGATCCTTCGGCTACGTCAACCCAACGATTCGCGTAGTAACGAATCCATTCATGTCTAGGAACTGTGGGATCATTCCATGCATTCACTCGATCCTGAACGGACCACTGAATGTCAGCACCCTTCGACGCTGCCCGAACGGCTATCGCTCGATGCTCAGGATCTTCGTAGTTCAGTCCATCGGGGGCTTCGTGGATATCAGCGAGGAATCTAGGGTCAATGTTCGGATTGTGCATGCACTTCTTAGCGTGCCTATACATGACTCCGAGAAGCGAATGATTCACATCGAAACCGGCAGTCGAGATATTGATGATCCGGCCAGAACCATGAATCGTCTGACGCTTAAGAGTTGACTTGCCCACAACTGTATGAACGCGTGCTCTTCGTCCGTCTCCGACGTCTCCCCACTCGTGAAGTTCGTCACAGAGAAATAGTGTCGGAAGACCGCCCTCGTTCGTACCGGCAACAGCCGCGATCCGGTGAATTTTTCCCGGACGTCCGTCAGCGAATGTGATCTCTGTATCGAAGACGTTGAACAGACCACGCAACGGAGCAACGGACGTCGAAGGGTCTGGCCCTCCGAGCATCGTGGAAACAGCGGAGAACAGAAGGTCAGCCTGTTCAAACGAAGCGGCAGCAATCGGGATGATCGGAGACTTCGGGACTATCTTCGAGGGTCCAGCGAACTCCAGACACACAATCGCAGCGATGAACTGTGTCTTTCCGTCTCCCGTTGCTGCCATCCGAAGTGCGCGGTTGTAACGCCACTGGTCACAGTTCGGGCAGTATTCATACCACTTCCAGAGGAAGAGTTTTTGATCCTTCCGAAGTCTGAACGGTTGCCCGTAGAAGTCACCATCGGCAAGAATCAGATACTTGTGAATCCATTTGACGGCTATTCCGCCATATGAAGGCCACAAATCACCTTCAGGGGTCCAACCGCAACGCTGACAACTATCAGCGTTCGATTGACCCACGGACCACGCGGGGGTCTTCGTCGTCTCCGTCGTCATCCTCGAACTCCGCGTTCAGTTCATTCAATCCCTTTTGTTCTGCGATCACAGCGATTCCGAGAGCCGCGCGGTTCTTCGGCCCGATTCCTAGCTGAGCTTCGAGAGCTTGAATTGCTTTCTCCATTGTCATTGCTACCGAGAACAAGGGATGTGCTTGTTTCTGACGAGTAGACCCGAGAGTCACAGGTTCCTTCATGGCTTCTCGAAGAAGCTTGTTTCTGTCGTCTACTAACTCAATCCATCGAATCAACACCCCTCGATCAGCTATCGTGAGAACGCTCGACACGTTGTCAGTCCAGAACGCTTCCCATATTGACTTCGACTCTTCGGAAACACCGGAGGGAGGGTCAAAGCGATCAAGCTTCGTGCGTGCGATTTGCGCTCTCTGCCCGTTGCGAGGATCTATAGCCTTACCGGGTGGCTTACGTGGCATGATGCATGACTCTTAACTGTCAGCGTCTAGTTCGTCGGCTTTCGCACGGAGGATCTTCGCTAGCTCTCGCTTCATCCCCTTCACGTCTATGCTCAGCGTCCATGAGTCAGGGCCCTTCAGCGCCACCGTACGAACCTCGATCTCTCCGAGATGCATCGAATTACCGACACCAACCGTGAGGCCCACAGGAAGTTTCTCAGAACTTTCTACGGGCTTCTTCGATGCTGCCTCATTCGCGGGAACCCACACACCATCTCGGATGTACCCGTGAAGCCCGCACGTGTCGCACAGAAGAGAGGGATGAAGCGTGAGCGGTTCCCACTGGTGAACGTGCCAGACATCCGATTCGCTCTCTCGATCGACCCACGGAAGCGCAAACTTGATCCTCTGTGGTTCGCACCCTTCATGCTCGATCATGAGCCCCGTGAACCTGTCTACGTGATCGCGCGTTAGCTCGATCTTCACTCCGTGACCGATGTTTTCCTGTGTCATGATCTGTTGCCCTTCTTACTGTTGCATGAAAAGTGTGCTAGTTGAACATTATCCCACACGTGTCCAGGAGATCCTTCAACAGATAGCGGGATAATGTGGTCCACGGTTGCATACTGAAGACTCGGAAACTCGCAATCAGGATCAACGGGCTCTTTGCAGAGCTGACAAGTCCAGTCGTCTCGTTTGAATATCTCGAACTTGTCGATATCTTCATACGGGACGTCATAGTAACGTGCTCTGCTCTGATGTTTTCCACCTAGAACGTTGTGACGTCTCCACCGATTACGCTTGTTTGCGAGTCGGCAAAGATCGCACGTCTTCCTAACACTGCCAGAACCCTTGACTAGGTGCTTTATCGCGTCTCCACAGTATTGACACTCATATATTTGAACAGTCATGAACTTACGACGTGGCTCATAGCCCAAAATATTGTGGGCTGCCTTACTACACTTTGTAGAGCATGTAGTTACTCGCGTGATTACAGTCGAGTCTCCTACTGAGCGTGAAAACTCTATCTTACACACCTCACACACAAATGTTTGAATAGTGGAGGGCTTCTTTTGTGTACCATCAGGCATCATAATTCTAAGGGAGTTCTTATGTGCATTTCGGCACTTCACACTACAGAACCTATTGCGTCGGCTATATGCGTCGAAGGGTGCCTGACAGCGAAAGCATGTGGTCATCATGTGCACCATCCTACCAGACCCCCAATCCTTAACAAAAATTACGAAGGGTGATTATGTCGGTACCGTGGAGCTTTCTCTGG